GACTTTAGATCATTTATAAGAATAGATGCTCCAAAGAGATGGGGGTTTACGACTAAGTCAAAAATATATCGTACCATTAAGAGATTTGTGGATCTCCTATTGGACCCTGTATTTAAGTAGCATTATGTGATCATTATCGTATAATAAATACATATATGAAAAATAAATTGATTGCGCTTATTGCGCTAGTAGCAGGGCTTGCAGTAGCAAGTGGAACACCAGAAAAAGAAGAAGGTAGAAAAGACCGCGGCAAGCCAGGTATTAAGCAGTGGATTGAGAAATTTGATGCTAATAAAGATGGAAAGCTAGATGTAGAAGAGCGTAAGCTTTTAGCAGCATGGCGTAAATCAGAGATTGTTAAGAAGTTTGATAAGAATGGTGACGGTAAGCTTTGTGAGAAAGAGCGTAAAGCAGTTGCTGAAGCTATGAAAAAGCGTAGAGATCTTAGACCTAAACCAGATGGTAAGAAGAAAGGTAAGGGACCAAAAGCAGGTAAGAAGCCGGCTAAAAAAAAGTAATCAAGGGTCTTTGTAAATGTAATAAAACTTGTGCATGTTCAGTCCTATCCTGCTCATGCATAAGGAACTAGACTATAATATAGTATGGCTAATTACATTGAAGAGAGACCATGGGGTAGTTTTGAAATATTAATTGACAACCCTTTATATAAAGTAAAAAGAATAGTTGTTAATCCAGGACAACGATTAAGTGATCAATATCACAATAAGAGAGATGAAAACTGGGTGATAGTTCAAGGCAGGGCTTTAGTTAAGATCGATGATGATTATAGGATTTATGAGGTAGGGGAAAGTGTTTATATTCCTAGATTCGCTCCGCATAGAGTAAAATGTGAAAGTGATGAAGATTTAGTTTTTATTGAAACACAAACCGGTGAGTATTTTGGAGAGGATGATATCGTTAGAATAGAGGATGATTATGATAGGAGGTAATAAATATTATTGTGTCAGAACAATTAGACGAAGGTATGAAAGAAATAGTATTAGGACTACTAGCTATTGGTTCAGCTCCATATTCAGCAGATAAAATTCAAGACTTTTTAAACAAGAGACCAGAACCTATAGAGCAAAAAATAGACGCAATTGAAAGAGTTGAAGATATTATGCCTTCATCTTCTACCTTTCATAGAGTTGCAGATGAATTTCTTAAGCAATATGAACCAAGAGATAAAAATGGTTATACACCACCGGAGCCTCGAATGGTTAAAAAATCTATATCTAAAGTACAGGATACACCCCCGGATACTTCAGATGATAAAGTAGTAGGTATAGCTAATGATCTTATTAAGCCAGTAGAGATTTATGGTACGGATATAAGTGATCCAAGAAATAAAAAGTTTTTAAGACCTTATAAGGATGATGTAGGTGTATATACTATAGGTATAGGGCATAAAATAGGCGATGGTTCTAAAGCTGCTAGAGACAATTGGATTAGAAAATATGGTAATTCAATCTCCCCGGAATTTGCTGAACAGCTTTTTAATAAAAGATTAGATTATCATTTAGATAGAGTAAAAAATATATTCGGTGATACGTTTTATAACCTCTCGGATAAGCAAGCAGCTACTTTAATTGACATAAGTTATAGAGGAGATTTAAAGCCAAGTATGAAATGGGTTGGTCTTCTTAAGCAGGGTAAAAATAAAGCAGCGGCTAATGAATACTTAGATCATAAAGAGTACAAGAAGAGAAAGAGTAGAGGTAGAGATGGTGTAGTTAAAAGGATGGAGCGTAATGCTGGTATATTAAGTGGGTAGGTATAAATAACGATATGGCGAGCACAACAACAGAATTTAATTTAGCAATACCTTTTTTAAGTGGAGGTAAAGTAGTACAGTGGGAGTTAGGCATGACATATACTTACGGTACTTCCGGTCAATCTAACTTCTATCAATCAGATTTTTCTACACAAGTTGAATCTAGCTGGGTAACTGGTCTAAGTAGTGACTTTACTCCTAAAGCAGAAGGTTCATGGACAAGAGCAGATTTACTTACATTAATACAACCATCTACAGGATTGTGGGATCAAGTGTTTGCGTCACAAGTTGATTCAGTAATCATCAATCCTCCAAGCTCGCCTCAACCAGATAATAACTACGTTATTCCTGATGAAAGCTAGAATATTTTAGCATATTAATTATATGCTCTAAATTGTCTAGAGAGACCCTTGATATAGTTAAACAAGGGTCTCTTTTTTTATCTTCTGCTATTCTCAAACCTTTCACCTGCTCTTCATCTGTAACTATCTCGTTTATAAAGTCAGTTAGGCCTACACTTTTTATCCATTTATAATATACATCTTTATTCTCTTGTGTTGTTTCTAACAAAAAGGGTAAGTTACTATCAATAAATAATTTACCAAATAAGCAAACTGAACGTACAGCTCCTGATTCAGAAGGAGGCGCTATAATATTTTCATAAAAAATTATCGGCCTCATTTAATTATTTAGTTGCAAACATATATGTATAACTTATAATAAATATAGATATATGAAAAAAGTAACTACATTACTCGCTGCAGCAGCTTTCGCTATTGCAGCTTTCGTTGGACCCGCTGCAGCTGCAACTGTAGCAGGTGTGGAACTAACTGACTATAGCGTTGGCGTATCTAAAACAGATGGTGATTATTCTGTTGTAGTCGGAACTACTGCTCCTATTGCCCTTGCAGGGCTAGAGATCAATCTTAAGCCAGCTGTCGCCTTCGGTGATGGTGATATTGAGTTTGATCTAGGTACATCATATGATGTAACTGAAGTCTTAGGCGCAACTGTTTCTGCAGTTGGAGGTGTTGGTCTTAACTGGATTGATACTGAAGATTTTGGATTCGATGTTCGTGTTGGTGCTGGAGTATCATATGGTATCGGAGATGGAAAAGCTGTCTTTGCATCATATACTCTTGGATATGATTTTGAAGCTGAAGATGATGATACCGAGCTTAGATTTGGTATTTCATTTGAGTTTTAATAATACTTAAACCCCTCACAAGCGCTCCTTCGGGAGCGCTTTTTTTATGCTAATATATCTTTAATTAATGAACCCTTATTAGCTATCTTAAATGGTCTTCCATTAGAAGATAATATCTCTTGTTCAGTATCGATTCCTAACAAGTGAGCTATAGTAGCATTGATATCAGATATAGTATAAGGATCTTTAGTCACTTTAGAGGCTGTTTTATTAGTTTCTCCAGCAACATAACCTCCCTTAACACCAGCTCCTATAAGTACAGTTGAGTAACAAGATGGGTGATGATCTCTCCCATCATTAACATTTATCTTTGGAGTTCTGCCAAATTCTGTAACTAGAGCTATTAGCGTAGAATCTAATAAACCTTCGCTATCTAAATCTAAAACTAATGAGCTTAATGCATCATCAACTTCTTTTAACTTACCATCTAACTTAGAAAAGTTATCTACATGTGTATCCCATCCTCCATTATTAATTTCAATAAATTTTATATCACCCTTTATTAATCTTTTTGCTAATAAGCAACCCTGACCCAATCTTGTATCTCCGTATCTAGCTCGAGCTTCTGGCTTCTCTCTAGATAAATCAAATAATTCTAAATCTTTAGACTTTAAAAAACGAACTGTATTATCATAAAATTGATTATACTCAGAAGCTAGAGGAGCTTTAAATTTGCTGTTTATCTCTCTAAGTATACGCATTCTTTCTTCTAATTTACTATCTACTTTAGAATTTTTCAAACCTCCATTAGGATCTATTATAGGAAGTGGAGATTTTACTTTAGGTAGAAAGCCTGAATTAGGATGTGCAGAAGATCCTGAGATTAAAACATAATCCGGAATATCTTTTTTTCTATCTTGTAGATGAGCTACCCATGAACCTAAACTTGGATGAACAATAGTACCTATTTGTCTATAAGATGTTCTATTAAGATATTGAGCTTGTTCATGAGCTCCAGTTTTAGAATGAGTAGATCTAATTATTGACATTTTATCTACAACTTCTGCTAACTTAGGCAATCTATTACCCAACTCTATACCACTAACCTTAGTACTTATCTTAGTTGTATCTCCCATTACTTCTTTATCATCTTTAGGATCAAATGAGTCAATATGGCTCATACCACCATCAAGACAAATATATATAATATTTTTTGCTTTAGAGGCTATAGGTGTGTCTTTAGCATCTAACGTCTTTAGACCGTAAGTAGATGCTGCTAGAGTTTGTATAAATAATCGTCTATTCATTAGCTTATAAGTTTAAATTCGTGTGAGTTAATTAGTATCCATACTATATCTTCAAAACTTGCATCTTTTAATAGTTCTCTCTCTTTATCATCTGGAGCTCTACCTATATAAGATATAAAAATAATATTAAGACCAATACTTCGCTCTAATTCTTTAGTTTGATTAGCTACAAATCCATTACTATCTTGCAATGCTTTAGTTACATTACCATTCATTAAGTTTAATATTTGAGTAATATTAGGTTGTTCGTTACCCGTTTCAATTAACTCCCTATCTGATCTACCAAACTCTCTCATAAAGTTAGCATTTTTGCCTTCAAATATATGTGATGATCTTACTACTAATCCGCCTTTTACTTTAGGTGCTCCTTCATAATAACTACCACGTATCTTAGTATATTGATCCCACTTCTTTAAAGCCTCTTGAACCGTCATAGACTCAAGCCCTGTAAATAAATTAATGTAATCTTGTTTTCTATCTTTTGGTTGCCATTTATCTGGATCTCCTTGATATAATGTAACTACAGAGTCCCATAATTGAGCGCTAGTCATTCTTCTTAAAACAGGACCTCTAAATTCATTCTCAGGATCGGTTTTACTTTGATAAAATTTAGTATTATATAAAATAGAATTAAACTTCTTAATATCATAGTCAACGTCTTTTATAACTGTAACTAAGTACTCAGTAAGTCTATTATTACGCCCTTCTTTTATTTCATCAAATAAAGCAACTTCATTTAAATTATTAATAAGTGGAAATCCAAAAGCACGATCCCATAAACGATTTACTATATTAGCAGCGAAAGTTGGATGTGTATCACTTGCTAACCAATCAGCAAAACTCTGTCTTAAACCTTCTCTTTTACGTTTTTCCTTTACTCTATCACCTACAGCTGTTTCAGCTTTAACTACTTCTCCAGGATCAGCGTCTCTATACTTATAATCATCTGGTAATTTTAATTTTTTATCTTGTTCATGTACTATAGTATGCTGGTAACCATGTCTATAAAATTGACCTATTCTATTTGTAGAGCCTTTTTGTTTACCAGATTTATCTAGCTCCTCAGCTTCTTTTCTTAATCTTTGAAATTCTTTTCTATCTTCTTTTTTACCTCTAGTATTAAGTTGAGTAAAGAATGCAGTCATATTATAATAATCCATTTGTGTCCAATCATCAAACGGGTGATCATGACATTGCGCACAATTTATATTCATTCCCGCAAAAGCTTGAAAAGTATTACTAACATTATCAAGTAACATACCTTCATCACGTAAAAAATATCCTACCTCAGGATTTTCCCAAATATTGCCTTTTGCAGTTAATATTTTTTTAATAAATTGATCATAAGGAGTATTGTTTTGTATCTCTTGCTTTACCCAGGTTATATATGTATCCCCATCTATATTATTTGAAAGACGTCTTTTTATTCTTAATAAATCAGCATAAAAGTTAAACATGCTTTCAGTATAACCTTTTGAGTTCTGTAAATCTTCTATAAGCTTTTTACGATCTGGTCTTCTAATAAAAGCTTTCCACTCTTGATATGTTGGAACTCTTCCTACTATATCTAAATACGCTCTTCTAACAAAAACAAAACTAGATGCTACTACTGGCATCTCTTTATTATTTCGCTTTAAATTATCAGCTATTATATTATCTATCTCCCTACTTGGATCTCTTGTGGGGTTAGTTGCTAAAACATCAGTAAATAATAAACATAAAAATATTGCTACGGCTTTAACCATAACAATATTTATACGTCTCTAACGTAGAAAACTACTTCTTTCTTCGTTTACAAGGACCCCCTTGACCACGATATTTTTTATGACCTTTAGAATTTCTAGAAATTCCTTGTCTAGTCTTTTTAGGTTTTCTATCGTTAACTTTCCAAGTAGTGCTATTAGTCTGTTTTGCCATATTTATATATTTTACCTTCTTCTGTTACAATTGCAAGATAACTACCCTCATCCCAGTAAGCACTCGCAGATATATTTTTAGTAGAAAGAGCTTTTATTTTTTCTTGAGCTTGTAAAAAATGCCGTCCTGCGCACTTAGCCCACATTTTTAAATCGTTAGGATAGATATACTCTAAATTATCCATCTACCTCGTCATAATGGAGACCATCATTACCATTCTGACCTATTATATCCATTCGCTTTTCAGCTTGAATTTCTTCCTCTTCAGTTAATTCGTTTAATAATTTATCTTCATTACCCTTCTTTCCGAATATAGCTTCATAATTATCGCTATATTCTTTATACGATACTGAGAGTGGTCGCGGTTTGTCTCCTTTACTCATACTACATTATAGCATACAAGCAAATAGATTCAACTATTTACCTGATGTAGGCTTAAAATAAAGCTGTCTTTCAAGTTTTCTAAAGCGAGCATCTGAGTGCCATACTTCATCAGTTTGAGGAGTATATATACCCTCTTTACTTTGAATCGGAATTCCCTTCGACAGATTTAATGTAGAAGGCTGATAGATGTTCAAGGTGCCGCTTTTCGTCGAGGAGCTCGTCCCGCAAGA